GGAATACATCCTTCCTTACGATTTCCTAGTTTATAGCTACTAGGCAGCGTTTAATTTACTTTTCTGGAGCGTCTTGTTAAATTCAGAACCTCCGAGTTTCAACCAACTTGGGCGGAAACTAAGCCGGCCTTTACCGGCAGTCACTGCGTCCCATGTCTCATGGAACTGGCTCCGATGCTCTGTTCGTCACTTGACATAGCTTTCCCTTTTTGTGTATATTATGGGTTACAGAAAATTACACACAAAAACAACAAAATTTAAAAATCATTGTACATACTTTCGTTTTGAATATAAAGAGTTATCCTGTCCATATCTTTGAGTTGATATGTCCAGGACCATTAAGCACCCAACGTATTTTGTGGTAGTACGTGGTGTCGTCGCGGTAACCAATCCGTACCTATATCACTTATTCCGGTCGCAATACCGGTTGAACAAAATACCCTCTCGTGTTAGCTTTGCTATCATGGTAAACGTCGAAGAAAACGACGCTAATAAATTACCTGACAGGGGGCAGATCATCCCGACCACTATTTATAATTTTTCATCAAACGTTGCTCGTATTCTCGCTTCCGACAGCGAATTTACGATCCCAATTTATATACAAACAGCATCCCTTCTGTTGTTTTTCGTCATCATCATTTGGTTCTTGCGTCGCTTGTTGGCTTATCTAGCCGATGAGCCCCAGCGCCTCCCAGATCCTCCTCAGCTCGTACGATCGCGCGCTGCTGAGCCAGATCGTCATCCATCCCCTCATCCCGAGCTACAGCTCGAGATGCAGTCCGGTTACTACGTTTCTTTCCCAACCCCTACGGGTGAGTCGTTGCGACTTGCCCGTAAGGGTTTTGAGAAGCGTTGGCTTCCGGTGTACGTTGTTGTGGGTCAGTGGCCTCAAATTGGCTACTCTCTATCTCAGCTACGGGTTTCTTTGAATCGCAAGTTTTATATCATGCGTGCTTCTCGCTCCACCCGATATCTTTCTTGCAGTTTTGTGCACACTCTGGGACTCCTTCATGAAGACCATGCCGATCGCGTGGACCGTGCTCAAGCCATAAATCTCCTGCATCATTTCATTTGCGATGATGCATTGCGTAATGTGGCTTCGTTTTGTACTCCACCTATCTGGCGTGACTCATCTGATGAGATGGGTTTGCGTCTCACTCCCGGTTCGTCATATCCGTATCTCCCCAATTATGATATGGATTCTTATCGGGGATTCATTTTCGAATCTCAAGGAAATGTTCATTCGTCATCGCCGGTGCCACCACCACCCCCGCCAGTTCTGGCGGAGGAGGACGTTGCACCCTTTCGTTTGATCAAGTCACCCGTTTTTGCCATGTTTGTCAAGAGTTCAGCGTCCGCATTGGACGTTCCGAATTGTGAACGACTCGCTCTTCTCATGATGCGAGTCTGTCGAATTTCTACTTTTGCGGACTTGATGATTACGGCTGGTGAAGCTTTTCATCTTTTCGCACCTGGCCAATCTTTGCTCCAATATACTCCTACAGTTATTGGGTATTTGTCCAAGGCTTTCAATGATTTGACCAGAATTCGTAAACCTTTCGAATCTCAGGGTCCACCTGAGGACCCTCCTTCCAAGATTGAAATGTTTAACGAATTCATCGGCGTTGTGGATTATCAGCGTACTTCAGCTTTTCGTTTACTAAACCAAATAGCTTACGTGATTGCTCTAGGCCCATTTTTCCACATCCTCCAGTTGAAATTCCTTCCCGATCTTGTTGATCGGATTCTCTCGTTTCGTTTTCCCGATAAACGGGATAAGGACAGTTGGCTTGCCGAGTTGTTTTCCAACTTGACTTCAACAGTCGTTGGGATCGGGAAATTCATCATGACTGGTGAATTGAATCATCTTTACACCAAACCCGATAAACTCGTCACCTTCTTGATTGAAGCTGAATCGCTCATCAACAGCGTTCAAGAGCAACAGTACGATTTCCTCGACGAAGGAGATACGTACACGCACATGCTTGCTAAGATTTCTGCCATGCAAATTCGTGGCCAATCTTACGGCGTGACGCGCACCGACTTTGCGGGGACTCAACTCCGGAACGTCATGGTGAAACTTCAAATTTGTCTCGACGATTTCCAAGCTGATCATTCTTCTCGTCAATCCCGAATCCCATCTTGGCCACTTGCCATTGTTGGGCCTTCGGGTTACGGGAAGACTTCCTTGATCGCCCCAATGGTTCTCCACATTGTGTTTGAGGTTCTTGGGATCCCTTTTAATAGGGACCTCATTTACGCTCCGTCACCTGGGTCTGAATACTCTGAGGGTGTGCACAAACACACTCAAGTTTTTCTCGGGGATGATCTTCTTCTCACCAATGCTCAGGCTAAGGAGGGTAACCCCTTTGGCCTTTTCATGCAATGTTGTGACACAGAACGTGTCCGACCCAACATGGCATTCGGTGGGAAGGGGATGACTCTTGATCCCAAGGCCATTCTTTTGTTGTCCAATTTTCCCGATTTGGGGGCTGCGGATACAATGAAAATCCCCGCCACTTTGACTCGCCGTTTTAAAAGATGGTTTGTCAAGTGGGTTGGCCCTTCGTCTTTGAGGAAAGCCGTTGGCATCGACGTCGCTAAAATTGATCTTTCAGGTCCAACTTGGATTTTCTGCCGGTTGCTTGAGGGTGAGTCTTACGACGCCGACGGAAACGGCAAGTACGGCGAAGTGTTGACGTTTCTTGAGTTCCTTCGGTGGTGCCGGGACGATTTTACTGAGTTCCGGAAAACCGGAGCCATCATGCGAGACATTGCTCTCGGTTTGGATTGCGACAAGTGCCCTTCCTGTGGGGTCCACCTCTCCGTCCATCCGGGGCGAAGAGCGTGCGATTACAATCTTTACGAATGGATCCCCCGAACTTATCCGGATCCTGAAGACGATGACGTTTGCCCTCCGGTTCTCTTTTCAGAGCAGGTTGGCCGCGTCGAAATGACCATTTCGTCGTACTTCCAAATCTTCGTTTTGATTGTCTTTTCTGGTGTGTTTTATTTCAGCTGGTGGTATTCCGCATTCTTGATTGCGTGCGGTCTCGCCATCCTCTTTTCGGGATTTTGGAGGGCTTTTGCCCTTATTGTCCCTGAGAGTCTCCTCGGTTACTTTCTTAAGGCCCGTTATGCCTTGATGATGGTGATCGATGAGATGTACGGGAATGCATACTCTCCAGAAATGCGTCATGCTTTTCTTGTCATGTGGGCTTCGCCCGTTGTGAAGTTCCAGCAGTACGAGAAGTTTCGTCGTTTTGTTACGATGAATCAGTATCGTATTCTCGCGGGAATGTTGGCGGCTTCGGCTCTCATCGCAATGCTTTCTGCTTTTGGAAGATCCATGTCTCAACCTCAGGGGGGAGTTGAGTCGACTGCGGCATCCAAAGCACCCATCCCCCCTAAAAAAGAAGAAGAGGAACCGGTGATTCCCCTGGCCGCCGCTCCCAGGCGGGCTCCTCCTCCGGAGCAGCGTACAGAGAACGCCCTCGTTGCTGAGGGTTTCTCCTCCGTTTCCTTCGGAGGTGATCCGACTCTTTCGCTAACGCGACAAGCGGTGGCTCATTATTCTTCTTCGGAATTCCCCATGCGCCTACAACAGGCTTCTGCGACTTTTGCGTTCACCCACTCTGATGGGATGCTTACTCATACGTTGAAGGTCCATGGAATCAATATTCTTGGATCCATGTGGGTTTTCCCTTCCCATTGTCTCAAGGACGGTTACGATTTTGACGTTTCTTTGCAGGCTCCGGTCGATACCGGTTTTGTTACCGGGTCCGCTTTGGTCCTCCGTCAGAAGCAAATTTTTCGAATTCCTCATCTTGACCAAGCTTATTGTTTTTTGAACACGCCAACGCGCGTGAGTCTTAAACGTAACTTGGTCCAAGAGCCCATTGAGATACCTTTTGTGGGCCAATTTGGTCGTCCGGACAATGTCCTGGCGTCCGGGACTTATCACCTTAATAAGAATCCCGGCGCCCCGGCCTGCGGGCTGGGGTACGTTGGTCCATCGTTGTCTTCGCTCGGCGATTGCGGCACCCCCTTATGGGGGAGCTATAACGGGGTTACGACCCTGTTTGGCTTCCTAGTGGGGGGCGACGTTTCGCCCTTCCAATTGAAGACGACCAAGAGTACCGTGGGTTTGTTCACCCCCGTTACGAACTCCGTGGTCATGGAGGCATTTTACGCATTATCCGATAATCCATCGGTGATCGTTAGATATCCTCCGACGGAGCCCCTTTTCCATTGGCAAAAACAATGTGAGGGGGTAAACGTCGGGCCTCTTTCGACTAAGAGTTTGTTGCGGAAGTTCCCGCCGGACTTCGTTTGTCGGGGGACCGTTCTTGGCTCAATGGAGCCAAACTACGTTTCCTCCCCAAAGATTTCCATGTTTCGAACGCCTTTCCTCGGCCTTGTTGAAAATCCGGATCAATGGCAGCCCGCTCGGGCCACCACTCATCTTGATTTCGGGTACGCCTACGGGTGGGGGAATGCGTATTGGACTGAGTACAAAGATCTTTGCAAATCGAAGTTCGACATTCCCATTTTGGAACGTGCGGTGCGAGACTACGTTGATCAAGTCAAACGCTTGGTGCCGTTGCCACCTGGGGGTCACCTGCGCGAAATGAGCATTGAATCTGCCTTTCGTGGAATCCCCGGGACCACAATTCGTAAGCTACCTGCGAGCACCTCGTCGGGTGGTTTGCACATCAAGAGAAAGAAGGAAGTTTATTATTTTTCATCACCTGAGATGGAAGATGATGACGCCTTCGAGCTCACGCCTGAAATGAATGAAGCTGTCCGTCTCATTTTCCAATATGAACGTGACGGTGTTTTCTTCCCCCTGGTTGCCACTCTCATGCCAAAAATGAATGAGGTGCTCAGCCAGAAGAAAGCGCAATCGCGAGTCGCTAGGACGATTTACAATCTCCCAATGGCCTTCAACGGTCTCATGAGATATGTATTTGCCCCACTCTTTGATTACCTTCAGCAATTCCCCATCGAGACCGAGATGATGCTCGGTGTCAATGCGATGGGCCCCCAATGGGGGGAGGCGGCGCGTTTCCTTTCACGCTTCGGTGGGAAGCTCTGTGCTGACCCCGATGTTTCGGGAGCCGATCGTATCAATCCTGATGATGTCAATCAGATTGCGTATTGGGAACCTGTTCGCGAATTCTGCGAGTGGTTCGGTATGCGACCTTCTTTGATTAAGCTGGGTTGTTATTTGATCGCGAGTTTGACACAACTCATGGTGAATTTTCGGGGCGATATCGTTATCGTTGAGGGGCAAAACCCCTCTGGTGGTTATCAAACGACCACCCTCAACACGTTCATCATGAATATTTTCATTCGCTACGTTTATTACAAGCAACGTTCCGAATTGGAAGCTCTCAACCGTCTTCCGAAACTCAACGATTTCCGTGACAATGTCTCTAACTTATCGTATGGGGATGACGGTGTGTGGGAGGTGAATCCGCTTGTAGCCGATTGGATGAATCCGTTGGCGTACAAGGAGGTCTTGCAGTCTTGTTCAGTTCCGATTAAATTCGGGTCTAACAAGGATGGAGCAGCGGTTTTCGCTGATATCCAGGCAGTGACTTTCCTGAAGAGGAAGTTTGCTTTGCAAGCCGGAGGGCAGTGGTTTTGCCCCCTGGAACGTTCCAGCATTGAGAAAATGCTCAGCTGGTACGAACCATCAAAAACCGTTCCCCAAAAGGAACAGCTCGCCATGATCTTGGAGAGCGCCGCGAGGGAGATGTTCTTTCATGGGTTTGAGGAATTCACTAAATCAGTGATTGCTTTTACCCTTGAGGCCGAGAGGCTTGAACTCCCTCCTTTGCGGATTCCTTCTTACGTCGAGCTTACTATGAAGTACGACGCTGGGGAACTTCGATTCTGGTGAAAATGTAGCCAGCTGGGTTATTGCTGAGCCCATGTCAACAAAAGCAACGGCTGGGGGTGCCGAGAAGATCCCCCCCAGAAAATGTCAGATAATAAAAATCATAAAACACAATAATAAAAAGTTGATCATACTGAATGATATTGAACGAGATAAGGGCATTAAGTGGGCAACGCTTTCCTCTTGGAGCGTCCCATCCCCGCGGTAACCAGTCCGTCTTACAAGAATTTCCGGTTGTGCGAACCGGGTGAACAAAAAGCGTCTTCCCCTCCGCAAGGAGGATGCCATCTCTTTCAACATGGAAAATCAAAACAATTCTTCGGAAACTGAGGCCCCTGGTCTCGCACAACTCAAAAACGTCACCAATGATATCACTCTCCAGACGGGAGATATCAATGCGATTGCTGGTATGTCTACATACGGCAACCCAACGGCTTTCATCCCGTCCGCCATTTCCCGGCCGGCTGGAGATGACTTGGCGTTGTTCTTCAAGCGTCCTGTCCTTCTGGACACCATCAATTGGACATCCGGGCTAGTTCAGTCCGCTATTTATCCATATACCAGATGGTTTGGGACACCTACCGTTCACGACAAGTTAGCCAATTATTCGTTGGTTCGATTGGACCTTCATGTGGTGTTTATCTTCTCAGCCCAGCCAATGCTGTATGGGGGCCTCCGCGTGTGTTACAACCCGTGGGGGATCTCCAATCAGGCAGGGATTGAGCGTGGAGGAGATTTGCGTCAATGCACTTCAGACCTTACGGCGTATCTTTCTGCGTCGTCGTCTGCGGGTGCTCATTTCATTCTCCCGTTCTTTTATGATACTCCGTGGCTCTCCAATGCCCGAGGTACCAATGAGGAGACGAATTACTACAACGATATTGGCGGCTTTATCACCATTCCCGTCGCCCCTCTTGCGAGGGCGGATGCCGTCGCCCCTGGCAACCTTACGGTCAGGGTGTACGGTTGGGCGGAAAATGTCCAGCTTGCTGCGCCTACCTTCATTTCCCAATCCGGGGAATATGCGTCCGGGCCGGTTTCTCGGCCCGCCACGGCACTCGCCAAAGTTGCCGGCATGTTTTCCGGAGTCCCGATTGTCGGCAAGTTCGCAAGAGCTACCGAGATTGGTACCACCGCTCTCGCGTCCGTAGCAACTTTGTTTGGCTTTTCTAAGCCTGTCAACATCACGGATTCGCAGGTGGTTGTCCAACGAGCGTTCTCCAGGTTTGCGTTTACTTCTGGGGTCGATACGGCTGAAAAGCTTTCAACCGATCCCAAACAGGAGTTGACTGTAGACCCACAATCAGTGGGACTCCCACCTGAGGAAATGTCCACCATCTTATCGATGGCTTCTCGAGAGGCGTACCTTACGGCTTTTAACTTGACGACCGCCGACACTCCATACAAGTATCTCACTTCGTGGTGTGTGTCCCCTAAGGCCTTTAATCAAGCTTCTTTGCCCAACATTTTCCCTTCCCACGTAATGTGGGCATCGTTGCCGTTTGGTATGTGGACTGGATCGCTCATTTACCGTTTCAGAATCTTTTCCTCGCCTTTTATTCGAGGCCGTTTGCTCGTTGCATTCGACCCCGCATATGGCGGGTTGGATTCTCCGGTCGCCCTTCCGGACATGTCCAC